AGAGAGCCAGGCTTTGATCACGGGGGCGGCTCTCAAGGCCATGCAGGATAGTGCGTATTCCTGCCGGTGGAAGACTGAGTCAGGTTTCGTGGAGCTGACCGCTCCGCAAATCCTCGCCATAGCCGACGCTGTCCGGGCGCACGTGCAGGGGTGTTTCGATCGTGAGGCGGAGCTGTTGCCACTGATCGAGGCTGCGGAGTCGCCTGAGGAACTGGCGGCTATATCTTATTAAGGGGGAATGACAGGATGCAGAAGACAATCATCAAGGGCGGCGAGTCCCTTTCATCCGCAATCTCGCTGTGGAACACCCGGCACTTTGCGCTCGACATTCCGGAGGATTTTACGGGAACAAGCATCACGTTCCAGGGGGGCGGAGCGGATTTCGTCACGAAGAACATCTATGATTCAGCAGGGGCGGAGCTGACCGCCACGGTAGCGCCGGGGACCATGTGCTCCCTCAGCGGAGTGGCGGCTGCCCTCGCTCCGTACCGGAGCCTGAGGATCCGGAGCGGAACGGCTGCTTCCCCCACGGTCCAGCTCGGTGCCGGAGCGTCTTCTGCCGTGGTGGACTTCGGGGATGACAAGACCCTGACGATCACGTCCGGAGCGAAGGGGACGAGGGGAGACTCCCTCTCCGTCGCCTTTGAGATGAACAGCGCAGATACGCTGTCCGTGACCAACCCCGATGGCGGCGAGATCCTCGTGAAGCTGGCAAGCACCACGGCAAACAAGAATACTGCCGCCCTCATCGAGGGGGGCATCCGGGCGCTTTCCGATGTGGACGGAGTGGATGTGTCCGGTCTGACGGTGGTCGGATCGAACGAGTATACCTCTGCTCCGCCTGTCGGGGTACAGTCGAAGGCCGTGGTGGACTTCGGGGACAGCAAGACGATGACATTCACCTACGGACTTGGAGGCACGCAGGGTGATGGAGTAACTATCACCGTAGAGAACAACACTACTGACGACCTGTCAGTGACGAATCCTGCCGGGACGGATGAGATCCTCATCAAGCTGGCGACCACAACGGATACCAAGAACGCGGACACCGCCATCGAGGCTGCGGTGCGTGCGCTCGGGACTATCGTAGACTACGACGTGTCCCAGATGACCGTAGTCGGCAACGCAGCCTATGACGAAGCCCCTCCTGCAGGAATGAAGTCGGTGACCAACATCACCTACCTGGACAATGAGTCAGCATCCCTCGGGACGCTGACACTGACTGCAGGGGCTGTCGGTGCAGGAGGCAGGGATGTGATGTATTACCTCATCTATCAGCCGATGCAGGCGAATGATTCCGATGCGCTGTCCGTGACATGGTTCGACTATGTGGGGAACTCCATGCCTCTTCCGGACTATCCGTCACTTCACATTAAGCTGGCGAACCTGACGCCGAGCAAGAACTCAGCTGCTGCGATACAGGCCGCCATCGAGGCGCTGATGGTCACCTCACCCCTTACTGATGAAGGTGTGTACGGAGGAGTCTACGCCGACCTCCAGCCGTACATCACCGGCATGACAGTCGCAGGGGATACTGTATGGAACACATCGCCTCCAATCACGACCTACCATACGGTGAGCAGGGATACAGCAGCCTTTGTCCTTGGGACTATGCCGATACTCAATCCTCTCAACGGCACGACTGTAGGCGGAGTTGACGTCGGCGATGAGGCTGGCGACTTCACCGGAGGAGAGGATTCTGTCATTGGCGTCATCATAAAGGAGTAATGCCATGGGTGATCTGAGCAGGAACTTCTCGCGGAAGGAATTTGCGTGCAAGTGCGGATGCGGGTCGGATAACATCGACCCGCTTCTTATTGAAACACTTCAGATAATTCGGGATGCGGCCGGAGGGGCATTGACTGTGAATAGTGGTGTCCGGTGCAGGAAGCACAATACGGCCGTCGGCGGAGTGGGGGACAGTCAGCATCTCCTTGGGAAGGCGGCTGATATAACGTGGCAGCGTCCCGCCGGCGACCTTTATAACATTATATACCGTTTGTTCAAGCAGAAGAAGATCCCCCACCTTGGATATGTGAAGCTCTATACCAGACAGAATTTCGTCCATGTTGATGTGAGAAGCCCAAAATCCAATCTGGTCGCAGGGTGGATGTAGTGAATGAAATAGAAATGAATACCATCCAGAGGGATATTGGTGAAATAAAAACCACTATGGGAAAGATGGTTGAGCAGATGGCGCAGATCTCGCTTCTCAACCAGAGGCTCAGCCATCTTGAGAGTAGTATCCTGGAGTGCTCTGTGGACCGCAAGGAGATATGGAAGACGATCCGGGATATTCACGACGGATGCGTTCTGAGAGAGCCTGTTTTTCAGGATGCAAAAGCCTTCCTTTCTGGGGATGCCAGAAGGTGGTGGCAGGAATCCGCCGCACTCTCGCCGAAGCCAAAGAGCCCTGACGAATGGTTCACCCTCTTCCTTGGCGGGGGGCTCCGGAACGGGATCTGGATCGCGATCTCAAATTTGATTACAGTGCTGATTATGCGGCATTTCGGGGGGTGACGCTTTGTGTAAATGGCTCACGTGGTTCTGTCAGAAGGTCTTTGATGAATTCGAGGCTCGGGATTTTCTTGTAATAATTATTATTGGTACACTGGCTCTTCTTATTATAAAAGAAAAACTCCCTATAGATAGGATCGATGTAGTTATTACTTCGATAGTGGCCTATGCTCTCGGACGCCCCGATTCCCTTGGAGGTGGCAAGAGGGATGAATAAGAGATACTTCGCCGCCATCATTATCCTTGCCATGGTGGTCGGAGGGCTGTACGCTCTCTACACATGGCCATCCGATCCGGTGCCTGAGCCTCTTGTTGATGCTGGGGATAGAGTGTTGGAGGCACAGGCCATTCTGGCCCGGGCTGAGACAGCATCGAGGGAGGCTCTCCAGATAAGAGAGTCTCTCAGGAGGGAGGTGAGGGCCCGTGAGGAAGTGGTCCATCGTGAAGTGGCTGACTATGACGCTGATCGTATTGTGTCTGAGCTTAACGCCATGTGCGGCAACCGGTGAATGGAACGCAAGGCCGACAGGGTATACGCTTACGGAGGACTCTATCGTCGGTTCGATTGAGGATGGACGGAAGGTTGTTGAGAAGGTGAAGGGAATGGAGGGGAGGATAGATCTTCAGGATGCGGCCCTTGCCTCCATGGAGGAGAGGGTCCGCATTGTGAGCTTATCCCTCGCCGAGGCGCAGGGTCAGATAGCCGAAGTCCCGGATCTCCTGAAGAAAGCTGAGACCGAGTTCCAGACGCAGATCACCCGCGAGCGGAGAAGGGGAACAGTTGCCATTCTTGTAGTTGCGGCTGTTGCACTGGCGTTGCATTGAAAAAATCTCTTGAGGAGTGGATTGAATACTATGAAGAAAAAAGCGACAGCAGGTTCCGCATGTCTCCCGGGGAAAAAATCGTCTTCGATGAAGAAAAAGGGTTCTTCACCTTTTTCGTCGTTCCGGAAAGGGAAGCCGTCGAAGTTCCAAAAATGGTCGGAGAAGGAAAATACTGGGCGAAAGAAATAAGGGGGATGGTCGAGGCGCTTGGTCTGAAGAAGGCTCTCTTCTTCACCAAGCGCAATCCTGCCACATGGATACGCACATACGGCGGGAGGATCTACGGCTATTACATGGAGATCACCCTTGAGGAGGCGAAGCAGAAATGATCTTTGATCTACAGTTCTTCGGGGGCGGAGGCTCTTCCACCGAGCAGGTGAAGAAGCGGGACCCCATGAACCCACTGTACGAACAGGAACAGACCAACATGTTCAACGATCTGAAGCCGTACTGGGATCAGGTCGTGAACGACGGGGAAGGGTTCAACCGCGCGTACAGCATGGGACAGGACTCCCTTGCAAAGGTTCCCGGTCTTCTTGACAGAATCCCCGGACTGATCGACGAGCAGTTCTCCCGGCAGTCGAATATCTACGGGCAGCAGGACGCCATCGGCAAACAGCAGGATGCCGTCCTCGCCCAGCAGGGGGATGTCTACGGGCGGCAGTCCGGGCTCCTCGACCGCCTCGACGACATCTACGGGCAGCAGAGTTCGGCGCTTGAGAACTGGAACGGTATGCTCACCACCGGAGAGATCGCTCCCGAGCTGTACTCGAACATGATGGGCGGTATCCAGAAGGGTCTGAACGAATCGGTCGGTTCCACGCTGAACTCACTCGGCAACCGTGGCGTGCTCAATTCCTCCGTCACCACCCAGGGATTGAACAACCTGACGAGGAATGCCGCCGATTCCATGCAGCAAGGATATTCCGACCTGTGGAAATCGTCCATGTCCAATCTCGGGAATATCTACAACTCCCTTGGGCAGACCTACGGGAATGTGAACAACACATACAACAGCCTCGGGCAGACGTACAACAATCTCGGGCAGACATACAACAACCTCAACAACCGCTTCGGGGGCCTGACCGGGATGTACAGCGCTATCGGCAACAATTACAACAACGCGGCGAACACCATCAATACCAGCGCCAACACGCTGCTCGACATTCCGAGGAAGGCCATGGACGCCTTTATGGCGCCCGCCATGCCGTTCTACAATTTGAACCAGGACTACCTTAAGAACTACTACGGCCATGAGGACTATGATACAGTGGTCCATCAGGGAAAGTGAGGTGAGATGAATGGCAGTAATACAGGCACCGAAGTCAGGAGGCGGACTCTTTGATCTTCTTCCAATGATAGCGAGTGCAGCCTTTCCTGTTGCCGCCCCATGGATACAGGCTGCCAATGCGGCACGCATGGGGCTTCAGGGGAACTGGGGCGGTGCAGCCATGGCGGGGATAGGGGCTGCAACTGGAACCGATACATTCCGGGATATGTTCGGCAATATGCCAGACGTTCAGACAGGGATAGGGGATACCTTCGCCCCGGCCCTCCAGTCCAATCAGGGCACGTGGGCCAGCAATCCATACATGACAGGCAACGCAGGATCTATTCCTCAGATGTGGAATGCCCCCAACCCCTACGATCTTGTCCGAAGGAGATGAGCTGAATGGGAATAGTCGTATCCCAGTATAACCCGTGGAGGGAGCAGCTTGCGGCCCAGCTCCTCGGAATGGTTGGGGGGAAGTATCTCGAAAACCAGCGGGCGTCAGAGGCAAGCAAGAAGTATGGTGCCCTCACCGCCCTCTACCCAGCGGAGGGGACAGATCAGGAAACATCATCCCTCAAGCTGAGGGAACAGGCCGAACTCGAACGTCAGAGGGGTGACATGGATGCAATCAACCTTGTGGCCCAGATGAGCCGTCAAGGGCTCTCTGGCGCGCCTTCAGGCAGCATTGAGGCATTTATGCCGTCTCAGAGTGGAGTGTGGTCTCAGGGCAACTCTAGTGGCATTCCGGGGGTAGTGCAGGCACCAACCACATTAAATGAAATGATGGGATCGGATGCTGCAGGAATCAGACCCGCCGGAGAAGCCCTCAATGTAAATAGTTATGATCCCTCCATGGCGGACCGGCTCCCATTCTCTATGAGCCCGGAGGGGTATATGGCCAAGGGGGCTGTAACCCCTCAGGTCCGGACGATGGAGATGATGAACCGCCTCGGAGATCCCCGGTTCTCTCCCTACGCCAAGGAACTTCTCGCCATGATAATGACCTCGAACGACATCTACAGCAAGCGGCGCGAGGATAACTACAAGGACCTCGATGCCTTCTCTGCTGCCACGGCTCGGGCAGCTCAGAGAAACTATGGAATGAAGACGGCGAGAACCCCTTCTGAAGGTGTCGCCACTCTCGGAAACTTCATTGGCAACCCCTCAACCATTTTTGCTCAGAATGAGCAGAACGCGTCGACATCCGCTGACAATGCGGCGAAGAATGCGGCAGCTCTTGAGGTCGCCGACAAGAATGCTGATGCCGCAGTGAAGGTTGCCGGCATCAACGCTTCTAGACCCTATGGGTACGGCGGCAACGGTTACATTCCCAAGGATCCGAACGCATATAATGTGGAGGCTACTGGAAGGACTCTTTATTCTCAAGCTCTTCGCGATGCCTCTCTCGCTCTCAAGGAGGCGAAGGAATCCGGTCTAAATAAATTCAAGACTCCTGCAGATGAAACTGCGTTCAAGAAAGAGTATGTAGGAAACGCAATGGCTTCCTCGGGGTATAAGCTCGGCACCAACGGAACGTGGGTTTATGTCGGAAGCACTCCTCAACCGGATGGAACAGGAACCGGAGCTGCTGCATCTTCCTTTGCGCCCACTCAACAACTATGGTCGGACAGATTAAACAACCCGAATAACACCCCTGAGCAGAATCAGATCAGGGACAAGTTCTTCTCGGATCTCAACGCTGCTCCGACAATTCAGGATGCCATACGGATCGCAGGTTCATTCCCGATAAACGGACAGTACCTCCCGTATCTTGAGGCTGAGAAGCTTGCAAAACAATATTACAAAGGGGCTGTCAATCTCGGAGGCGGGTTCTAATGGAATTCAATCTCACTGAAGAGCAGTTAAGGGAGGAGGCGAAGAGACTGGGAGGGGCCCCGCAAGGGGTTCCTCCCCCTGCTCCTGCTGGTGGCGGAGGGTTTAACCTCACGGAAGAACAGCTTGCGCAGGAGGCCCAGCTTGCAGAGGACTCCCAGAGAGCCCCGTCCTATCTGCGAAGCGCAGGTCTCGGTCTCACAAAGATTCCCGCTGAATCGTGGGGTAATCTTGCTTATGAGGATCTTACATCGAGGGGCGCTGTGTGGGATGGGACCATGGGGGACCCCGGTGATGTGAATTACCTCAAGGATCATGGATATTCAAATGAGAAGATCATCTCCATGAACCCTGAGGAGATTAAACGGGCTGTGACGGATGTTCATTCAGCCGGGAGACCGACTATTGGCGGTCAGGTATCCGACTATGTGAAGGAGACCGTGAGAGGGGAGCCCTTCTCCACGGAGAAGTACGGAGAGAAGGGTCCGCTCCAGACCGCATACCATACGACCATGGACATTGTTGACAAAGCTGCACTCAAGGCCCTTCCTGTTGTTGCGGACTGGGGAGAGCGCAAGTTCGCCCAGCGCGATGCAGACGTTGAGAAGGACGGGCTCCTGACGACCCTGCTCCATGGAGCGATACAGAATGCCCCAACATCCCTGAGCTTCCGCATCCCCGAGATTCTTGCCAGAGTAGTTGCAGGACCAGCCGCAGCAGTTGTGGCGAGCCTCCTTAATACCAGTGCAGAGTCCAAGATGGAAGCCGGCGAATCTCTCCGGGAGCTCGAACCCATTCTCGGAAGGAAGGAAGCATTGAAACAATCCCTCGGGGTGAAGGAGAAGAACACCCTTTTCCTCGGTGTGACAAATGCCCTTCAGGCTGTGGCGATGAACAGTTCTCTGACTGAGCCGATCTTCAAGACCCTGAAGAAGATGCCCGGTATAGAGAAGTCCCTCGATGTTCTGAAAAAACACGCCCCTGGGTTTCTGAAAAAGACTCTTGCCCTTGCTGCTGATGTCGGGATGGAAGGCGTTGAGGAGGCGGCACAGCTCAAGTTTCAGAGCGACGCCTCGGGGAGGAAACCTACTGCTGGAGAGTATGGGATGGCCGCTGCTCAGGGAATATTCTCTGGAGGAATCCAGACTGCGGTGACCCGCGGCCTTGCCGATATAAAGAGCAAGGGGCTCCGCAATAAGATTAATATTGATCTCGTTAATGTCGCAAGGAATGTCTGGGAACCGAGGATAGTTGAACTCACAAAAGAGGATCCGATAACAGGCAAGCCCCTTATGACAAGGGAACAGGCGATGGCGAGGCTCGGCCTTGCCAGAGACGCCTTCAATGCAGAGAACGCTGAAGCCACATTCACCTTTACCGTCGAGACGCTTGCGAAGGAATCGGAGAAGGAAGAAGCCGTTGCCAAGGCAAAGCTTCTCCGGGAGGCAAACATTGCCGCCACAAATAAAATCCCGACGGTTCAGACCATCGAAGCTTCCGCTCCTGTGGATGATTACAATATTGCAAAGTCGGAAGCCCTGACGGAGGAAGACAGGGGAAAAGACAGCCAGTCAAGGGTTGACCCGGGGACAGAGGCCAGGGTAATTGAGGGGAATACCCAGTCGGCCATCTCAACTCACATTGGGGAGGATGTTCTCCCTGATTTTGAAAAGAATCATATCGGATTGTTCGGCGTGAAATGGGATGGAATAACTTCCAATTACAATGGGCTTGGACATATTGGCGGCATCATCTCGTCCACGGTCGAGGCATACAAGAGCCAGATCCTGAACGGCACAGTTCCGGCCGGTGTCCTTGAGGCCATGTATGGTCAAGTGTACAACGCGCTTGTCGTTGAGGGGATTATCAAGACCGGGGAAGTTCAGCCGGACGGTTCCGTCCTATCGAAAGACATCGATAGAAAAAACTTTATAGACAACCAGATGAAGGGGAATAATATCCGTGGAGTCGCCTTCGAGCTCAACCGCAAGAACAATGAATACCTCACTACAGTTTTAACCCAAAGACTGATCCAGCTCCAGAGAGATATTCAAATCTCACAGGGGATGAAAAGGATCGAGCTTGAGAAAGAGATATCTGGAATAAAGGAACAGCTGCAGGGAATCAGGGATGGCCATGTCGTTGATCTTGATGTTGTGGATGAGCTCAATAATCGTGTCCCCAAGGATGAGAACGAGGATGACACGGATCCCATGCACATCAGCAATATGGAGAACATTAAGGAGTCTGATAAAAAGCAGCGGGAGCTCGTTGATAAGGCGATTACTGGGGCTGGAGGCGAACCGTCGACAACCACTCTCGACACAGAGGAAAGCTTGCAGGGGTTGGATTATAACAGGGAAAATCCATTGGACGTCATGGAGATTAACGAGTTTATCAGGGAGTTCAATGAGGAGTACAAGCAGAAGGGAAACGCTCAGGACACTATTGACGCATGGTTTGAACGCAAGCATGGGTACGGCAAGGGCTCTCCATTCAGATCTGCCCCCAAGAGTGAATTCGGTAGAATACTTCAGAACATCATCTTTTATCGGGAGCGCATGGCTGATATTGAATCAGCAATGCTAAATGCGCACACCGAAGAGGAAAGGTCAAAGCTGAGTTCCACCCTGTCCGCGTTCGGAAAATCCTACATTACACAGATGGATATGTTCCGCAAGGCAAGCCCCGCCTCGATGGTTGAATATTTTACAACCGAATGTCAATCACTTCATAATGCCGATGTGCTTGAAGTTCTTAACCTTTTGAGAGAGAGCACCGCAATGGTGATAGTAAGGAAAATTGACAAACTGTACGGGGCTGAGGTTGCCGACAAGTTCCTTCAATTGTGGAGGGATCGTTCCGAAGCTCTCCGTGATGTGTTGTCGAAGGAAGTTCCTCCAATGGATGAAGCTGACTTTGCGGCTCTAGAGGAGAAGGTTGATGCTCTCCTGACTCCCGGCGGACTACCACTCTCCAACACGCAGAAGGCTGACATCCTTGCAGATCTCGAGCTCGCCTATCTCCGTGGAGCAAGGGGGGTAAATCCGATCAATTTCCGAAACGGGCTCCCCGTTGATTTTCTCTATCATTTTGAGAGGATATGGAAGGGGCGGGAGGAGAACGCCAGAAGAACCGGAGCTGACCCGTCCGAGATGGATATAGTCAGCGCGGAGCGAAGGCTCAAGCTGGATGAGCTTGACCCCACCATGGTTGGGTACCTTGAGGATTCAGTGAGGGATAGTCGCACTGGAGAGATGAAGGCCAGGTACCGCGTGAGGCTCGGTGAGATCGCGAAGCTCATGGCAAAGCGAAAAAAGTCTGTGCGTGAAGCTGCCCTTGCCGATGAGACATCCGTCAACCAGACGGATACTCTCAATGAGCCGATGGCTACTGTTGGTGATGCGATCAAGGACGTCCCCTCGGTGGACCCTCTCTTTGGAGAGTCTAAGCAGATTGACAATGAGGAAGCGAATGATATTCTCAAGTTCACTCCCGGGGGAAACACCCCCATGTCAAAGGCTGAGGCAGCGAAGTCAACAGGGGTCATAGGAAAGATCCTCTCGTGGTTCTATGATCGCAAGGCGTCCCGTCCAAAGGCATTTAACGCGATATGGGAGCCCATGCACCAGTGGATTTCCGGCAAGGAGACCCATCTTGAAAAGGCCATATCGTCCATCCGGGATAAAATAAAGGCCGACAAATCCGGGCAGATAACCGAAGAGGCAATCACGGCACTGCTGATCCATCCGGCCAACATGGACATCTCCAGTTTTTTCATCGGAGAACTTGAGCAGATCCGTACCGAGATTGAGGCTGTCCGCAAGGTGATATCCGAGACAATAGCCATGAGAACAAAGATGGGGCTTGGCGGAAAGATCAAGAGTACCCGTGACCTTCTGGCTTCCATACGGAGGGACGCGAGAAATGATGCCCGGACCAACCCGGACTATCACCCTGATCCTGACGCCATTGCCAAGTTCGCAGTCGAGGCTATGTCTGCAGGAGAGGCTCCAACGGTGGAGGCTGGTGTTCAACTCGCATACGACGTCCTCAATGGAAATAAGTATGGGGAGGTGAAGGTAGAGGCGATGCCGGCATACGCGAGAGAACTCCTTGAGTATATGCCGTCTCCCTCCGTCCAGCTTTACCTGAATGCCAGAAAGCTCGTACGGAATACAGCCCGGGAGATAAGCTACAATGCCCTCCTCAACGATACAAAGATAGCCTCTGATACACAGACGCCTGGCACTGTACAGCTCAAGGGTGACGGGAAGAATAACAATTATTATTCTCTTGAGGGGAAGTGGGTGGATCCTGAAGTAGCAAAGGCCATGAATCAGGACGCGAAGCCCAGGAAGCAGATTATGAATTCTCTGATGCTGATGAACTCCATCTTCAAACAGAACAAGATTATCTACTCATTCACGTCCTATGTAAACAACTTCTTCGGGAACTTTGCCCTTCTCCAGATGGGAGGAGTTCCCCTTCACTACTCGGTGACCGCGTATCCTCAGGCCGCGAAGGATGTCATCCGGTGGATCACTACCGGAGAGATGACTCCGCAGGTGAAGGAGGCAATAGATGCCGGGCTCTTTCAGGGAACGATGACGCGGTCCGAGCTTGCCCTTTCATCAGTAGACCTCGATGCCCTTGCGAGGGAAAATACCTTTGAGGGAATCAACAAGATTCTCTTTAAGATCACCCGTATGATGGAATCGAACAAGGTTGGTGCTGGTGGACGGGCTGTCTATGAGGGGATAGAGCAGATCCACAGGTTTATTGGTTATCAATACTTCAGGAATGTCGGGGCGAATATGACGACACAGACGGGGACTGGAAAGTTTGGCCCCCTTGCCCCGATAGCAAATCTCCTGAGAAGGAATCAGGTGAAGCTGGAGCCTGCTGCTGCTGCAAGGGAAGTCGACCAGACATTGTTCAATTACCGAGATCTGCCGGTGGCGGTGAAGGCTCTCAGGGATACGGGAATTCCATTCATCTCCTTTCCATTCCTTGCGGGACGGAGCATGCTGCGGAACAGCTATCATAACCCCCGTGGGGTAGCGTCAATGGTCATCACCGGGATGATCCTTCGTGAGATGTTCAAATATGGATTTGACAAGGAGCTGGAGCTTGAGGGGTGGATACCATTCTGGCAGTCGATAGATCCTCTCCAGCGGGCGAACGCAAGATTCACCGAGGATCGCATTGGGGCGGCAAGGGGAGAGTTTACATTCGGCGGACCAGCCATGCTCCCGATTGAAATAGCGAGAGGCAAGTCGTTCTTTGGAGATTTTCCCATCATCGACAAAGACAGTAAGACTGATGGTGAAAAGGTTATAGATGTCGCAAAGCATATTGGGGCGACACTCGGGCCGTCAATGCTCGTCTCTCCGTACCGTCAGTGGAAGGCTGTCCATGAGGGGAGAAGAAGTATCCCTGAGGCTCTTGCCAGAACAGCAGCCATAAGGACGCGCCCGATCACAAGAGAGCGAGTCGAGAAGGATGTCTACATTATCGGGCTGAAGATCAAGGGGTTGTGGAAGGAGTTTGCACAGGAAAGGGATTCAGATAAATACAATAGAAAGGATATTGAAGAGCTTCAGGCGCAAACGCAGAAGAAGGTGACCGAACTGCGCAAGATGCAGCAACAGTTGAAGAAGGACTTCCGGGATCCGTACAATAGACTGACGTCCGATGAGTAGGGGAGGGGGGCTTTAAGCCCCCCCTTATTCTAAAGATCAGGCGGCAGATTCCCCAGCTCTCTCATTTTCTCCAGCAGAATCTCGTTCCGACACGACTCGCAGATCTTCTCTCGCTTTCCATTGCGGGTATAAAAGTAGATCGGTCCCCTTAGAAGCTTTCGGCACCGTCCGCACGTCAAGGAAGATGCCTCTCCCCGTCTTTTTGTTTTCTCGCTCACACCGTTCATCCTCCCTCCACGTAATATCCATCGCCTGCGTCAGCGTGAATGTCTCCACATAAGCCCCGTCCTCCACATCGCACACGATCATGATCCCCTGCGGGGCCCGGGTATTTCTCTTGATGTCCACCACCTTCAGGTAGCAGACGTTGTTCCCTCCCGAGTGGCGGTGAATCACATAGCGCCTTCCGGCCTGAAGGTAATCCGAGTGGAATGACTTGAGGTCCATAGCGATTCCCCTGCGGGTGTCATTGGAGTCTATTAATTTTTCATCGATGGACAGGCGTCTCCGTCTTCTACTTGAGCTTGCCATCTTTGCCGAGAAGATGAATGTTCTCAGCCCCAACCTTGCTTACGAATGGGGCGAGTCCAGTATTGTAAATGGTCCCTATGATAACGTCGTCAATAATAAGATTATAATTCTCTGCCCACCGTTCCTTCAGAGTCATCATTTTCCCTCCTCCTTCCACCTGCTCACACGCCAGCCTCTACTACGCCTTGGCACCACATACCCCCGCGCCGGGTAGTTCTTCGCAAGCTCGTATAACCCATCCTCCTCCATGATTTCCCTGATGATACTTTCGAGTGCGGGATTTGTCATTGGTATATCCCCCTCCTCAGCACCGGCAGGCTCATGGTCAGGTCCATCGACGCTCTCTTCATGGTTGCCATCTCCCGGCATTGATAGGAGATGTCTTTTTTCCCATCTCTTGCCACGACCAACACCGCATTCCCTGCATTGATAAACCTCTTCGCCTCACCGATAGCGTACTCCAAATCCTTCATCCGCTGTTCTTCGGATTCCGATAACATTCTCATTCCTCACCCTCCTCAATAGGTCCGGAGCATTTCCTCATATGGAATTCCCGCTGTAGCCCACAACAATGTTCACAATCCAAGATTTCTTCCGCTTCTCCATAATCTCTTGCCACAATCTTTTGATCCTCTAGAGCCTCTGGACAGCTATATATCATTCCTCACCCCTCGCTTTCTTCATTCCCAATAAATTCGGAGTTGCTGTAAAGGAGGTACACGCTTTTCCAAGCTCGTACCCACTTCTAAAGGCTAGGAAAATCTCGTTAGCCTTACCGTTTTTGTAGACGTACCCTTTATCCCAAAGTCTCTTTGGTTCCAAGTCAATACTTGGAACTTTATCGTGGTATATCCGCTCGAACTCTTCCATCAAATCTTCACGTTCTCTTTCTTCAATCATCATTCCTCGCCCCTCGCTTTCTTAATGGCCTCGCACACATCCTGATATTCCTCATAGTAGGCAGGATTAAATACAGACGAATCAATCAGCCATTTCGCCCCTTCGAGGGCTTCCAGCATCTCCGGTGCGGCGGAAGCAAGCTGTGCGTTTCTCTCAGCATCTTCTGGAGTTTTCCCCCAGCAGATACCAAACAGCTCCCCATCTGCGTCATAGATCCATCCGTGGGTCGCTGTCCACGGGGCTTTGTTAATAGTCATATTCTCCACCTCACTTTTTATTACATATATTGTCCGAAGATGCGGTGTCCAATGGCATCCATGGCGCGCCTCTTCTCACGGAAGTAGTTCGACTGGGAGATTCCCATCTCCCTCATGATCGCCTCTCTATCCATCCCGATGACATACTGGGATTCAATGATCTGCCTCTGCTGCCAGTCCAATGCCGCTATCGCATTGCTGATCGGTTCGAGGAATCTCATAATCACCTTCAGTTGCCTGTCTTCACATATCCCCTCGGCAGTCCGCTCAACTGAGCTGACGAAGCCCCCTCCCTGCACACGCTGCCCGGGAGAGGAGGAGCTGAGAAGGGAGAAGAGATACTCCCTCCTCTGAAGATACTTCTCTACTTTCACCCCATACTCCAGAAGGATCTCGTCAAGATGCCTACGGGAAGATTCGCTCATTGAATCGCTCCACATCGAAACTTTTCCACACGATGATCTCAGTCAGCGGCTCGTCAATTCCATCGTCGTACACCCTGGTGATGGAGCAGTCGTCATTCCATCTGTCGTCAGGCCATACTTGCATCTCCGTGAGCACATCGAGTACGATCTTCAGGCGATTGTTCGTGTCCCAATTCGGGATGACCAGCTCCTTATCCTTCAGCTTCTTCGGTACATGGAGGAATACTGAGACCCCTGTCCGTCCTACTATCGGAACCTCGCACTGAGCGAAGAGCTTCCCGCATGATTCGATACTCGCTCCCGCCACACCCTTCCACATCTTTCCCTCGGCGGAGATGTATCTCCCCTTGCCCGCTCCCGTCCTATTTGGATAGGCCGAGTTCACTGATGGGGGGAGTCCCGGGACCCATGCGCAGAAGACCTCGTCAGAAATAAACGGGTTGAGTATCCCCAGCTTTGACGGAACTCCCCACATATTCGTCGGATCAGGCAGGTTGAAGAGTTTTATTCGATATCCGCAGTTGGAAATGACATTTGATATCCTGCTCTTGGACAGACCATGGCCGTCCCCTATCTGCTTGTGGGAGTACCCCATTGCGAACAGCCCGAGGTATCTCCTCTGCACCGGCTCCATCGTGAGGAGTGCCCTTGACCTGATACATATATCGGGAATCTTATACGCCTGTGGATCCAAAGCCTCCAGCCCCTCTCTCTGTATCCGATATCACATCTTCCTTGAGGATCCCCTGCACCACGGGAGCGATGATCACCTGAGCGAGACGGTCGCCCCCTTCCCATTCAAAGATCTTGTGCCCTCTGTTCTCAAGGATGATGCCGATCTCCCCGCGGTAATCGCTGTCTATCGTCCCGGGAGAATTCGTGAGAGAGATCCCTGCCTTCAAGGCGAGCCCGCTTCTCGGTCTCATCTGCATCTCGTATCCCTCGGGGATCTCCACAGCCCATCCGGTTCTCACGAGCTGCCGTTCATTTGGCCAGAGCTTCCCTCCTTCAATCACATAAAGGTCAAACCCTGCCGACCCCTTTGTCTTGTATTTCGGAAGGATCGCGGAATCATCAAGCCTCTTAAACTTCAGGAGTATCGTCATTCAGTCGCCCCTCCAATTCACTTAACTGCTCAGCAAGGTACTCGCATTCCCTCGTTACAAACTCAAGGTCGCACGTTTCAATAGTGTCTCTGGGGCCCGCACAGTGGAATCCGAAGGACCACTCCTTCGTATCCCCGAGAAGAGATGGTCCGCCCCAAGTAATGCCTCCATAAATATTGATTGCTTCGTTAATCGGATCATCGCTCCCCGGCATATTGTCCTTGTAGGAAAGCCCAAAGAGAGGGTGCCCTTTCGGGACCTCGACATATCCGCAGTAGAATCCCTCTTTGCGGAATGGATTGGATTTACAATCGTTGTAGACTGTATATGCGGGATATCCTGCCGCCGTAATCCAGCGTGTGTTAACCATTTCAATTCCTCCTTTATAGTTTGTGCGGAGAGGGAAGCCCCTCTCCGCCGGATTCATCAGAACGGAATGTCTACGTCGTCGACAGCGGTACTCTTACTGTCGTCGGAGAATCTGTTCACCTCCTCGTTCCAGTTAGTCAGCCTCTCCACAAAGACAGTAGCCTGCACCCCGTACTTCTCGTCCTTCTTCAGGGAGAGTTTTCCGTGAACCGAGATGCAGGTTCCTTTCTCCACCTTAACCCACTCGGTCATCTTCCCGGAGACGAAGACGTTGATATACTGCACCCCGTACTCCTTGCCCTGATAGTCGGCAAGGGAGAAGGATGTGTACGCTATCCCCTTCGCCGTTGTACCCGTCCTTGGCTCACCAGCTACCCGTCCTTCAACTGTAATCCTATTCACCTGTACCACTCCTCCTTTGATAATCCATTGAGCTCCTGATGTGCCGTGTGGCCTCTTCTATCGCAAGGTCCATATCCCCTGACCACCATTTATAATCAACCCGTATCGCCGGCGTGCTGTTGCTGTCAATGACATGGACGCTCATCCCTGAATCGGATGCGAATTCGAGGAACCGCTTGATGGGTGCGCCTACCCCTTGATGCAGCTTCGGGAGATAGACCGTGACGTTGTTCATCCTCCAAGCACCTCCCTCATCTCATGCCCGAGATCGGTGAGGCGTTCTATAGCCCTGCTTCTCCAGCATCCGTTGAAGTCGTCCTGGATTATTGAGAACTCGTTCGCCTGACACTCTTCCAGACCGGGGCAGCCCCCACAGAAGAGGTCGATGTTTCTGTTGTCCATAAAAATAAACTCAACAATTCTTTCAGCCAGAGTATCCCTGCTCATAGTCTTCCCTCCCTATATGATGAGTTGATATGTCTTTCCATTTTGTCTGACCTTCCCCATCTCCAAAAGAGAATCCAATATCGGAATGATCTCTCCCTTCTTCCGGTGTGTGTACCGCATGATGTCCCGGAACTCTATCCAGAGGTGTCCATTCGCGTGGAGCTGCTGCATCTTGTTCATAACTTCAATGAGAATTTTGTCGTCCCTGTTCATCGGGACGCTTCCAAGAATATCAAGGATTGAAATCCTGAGTATCCTTATAGCGTTGATGGCACATTCCATCGCCTCCACGGGGATCTGTCCTCCCCATTCCCCCATCGATACAGCGTAAAGAGTTGCCAGCTTCAGCCCCACCGCCTGATACCTTGTGAAGGCGGCGCTGAGTTCTATGAGATATTCACTCTCCGATGCTATCTTGTCCAACTCCCGTTTGAGCTCGTGGCGCAGCTCTCCGAGGGAGTCGATCTCGAACCGGACGGGGTGCAGCTCGCCGAGAGACTTCGCAAATCCAATAAGCTTTGATTCCCATTGACGGTCAACCTCACCAGGCGTATCCATCTCAAAGTCCTTGGAGGTGTAGGGAACAAATAGTGTTCTGGCAAGGAACCCTCCCCTGAGATCCGCCTTGACGTCCTTCTTATCCAGCATCCAGTCAATGTTTGTCCCGCCGAGAATGGAGAGGCAGGGGTTCTCGACATTAAACTCTCCGCCCTTGAGCAGCCTTTTGTAGGAATCAGGACAGTCATACATATCCGCCAGCATGTCCTTGATTCCAGACATATACTCCTTGTCAAACTGAGAGAGAGCGGATCCAAACTCCGACCAGACGAAGCATCCCTGTGGTTCCCTGCTCAGAATCTCAACAAGCATCTCCCGCGAGAAGTCGTCCGGAAGGAGAGATACGTTGGCGTTGTCCATGAGATCCCTTGCAATATTGATGGCCGTCGTCTTGCGGTAGACGGATGATGGGGCCACGAGGACAGTCCAAATATTGGGGTAGAGGGGCCTGCCCCCGAACCCTTGAACGCAGGCCCTCCTCCTCACTGATGACGATATTGCTGTAAGCCCGCTGAATAGATGGAATACTGTAGGGGCATCAGTCAGCGTCTTTGCAAAGTCTACGTAGTCCCGCAAGAACCCTCTCTGCGGTATAGCTAGAGATACCAAGGCCTTGAGTCTTTTGTCTCTTTCGTCGAAAGGGATTTGGACTGGCAGCTACCTCTGGAGCCGCCACCTGCCACGCAAGACCAGCGGGAGATTTTACCCCGCACACTCTTCCGCAATCCCAGTACCCCTTGATCCGGGCACAGGTGATGGGAGCCGAATCATCGAGGGCATGAAGGATCTTTCTGTCCGTCTCCGATGGAGAGTACCTTGGGTATCTCCTTGATATTTCGTGGATGTATCTCGGACTCCTATGGAACCCACATACGTTGGATATCCATGCGTACCATTCGGGTTCCGATAAGGTGGAGGCCTGATCCTCGCAGTGTTTAAGAAAGGGGCACCGGCTCACCATCATCCGTATCTCTTCGGGGGTCTCTGAGGATATTGGCATCTTCTCCGGAGCGTAGATCTCCGGGCCCAGCTCACGAAGTTCTTCCTCCGTCAGATCCGGCAGCTTCCAGTTCTGATACTTGAGTTCGACTACGCGGGCTGGCTGGTACTTCAGGTTCTTTGTATTCGGAACCCTCAGTATCCGTGCCGTATCGCAGGCTGCCCGATCTCCGCCAATCCTCTTCGCGAGCTCCTTCATTGAGGAGATGAGAAGATTCTTTTCCTCTGTCGTGCTTGCGGGGACGGCAAGCCTGCGGTAGGCATGGAACCCTCCGCCAGTTCTGACGATGGCATGCCACTGAAATCCATCCCACAGGCGGTGAGCACAGGCCGACATATCCCCTCCGAAGTCCTTTGCATCCATGTCCATCCACAGGGCGGGGAGGGAGGAGACCGCATCAGCAGTCCCCTCCTTCCGTGATCTGAGCCCGACACCGAAGAAGAGGTTTGTCTTCAGTGCCAGGAGTTTATCCGGGACATCCCTCTCTTCAAGCCAGAACTGCCGGCGGTCCGGAAGGGAACGGATCTCCAGATATCCATCCTCTTTGCAGTTCCGATAGAGCTCTCTAAAGAACGTCATTTCAGCAGGTCGTCTGCCTCTGGATTCAACTTCTTCTCAAGGACGACAACCCCTCCGGCATCTTCCGCCTTCTTCACTACTCTTCTCAGTTCAAGATCCTTCTCAAGTTTGGAGACATCTCCCTTCGAGAGATTCTTCATGTCATCCTTACCTGTGATCTCCTTGAACTTTGCCATGATGTCATCCTTCTTCCAGCCAAGCTCCGAGTAGGACATGAAGATCCCGCGGGCAAGATCGAGGGGTGTGGCCTCCCTCTTCTTCTCCATCATGTTGGGAGTCGAGTGCTTGTCCGGAGCAGAAGCCGCATTCCCGTCATCGTCATCTTCGGATACGACACCAAGGATTGCAGAGAGGGAGTATCTTCTGGCATAGGTGATGCAGCTCCCTATACCCTGAGGGTCGTTCTTCACCGGCGTCATGTGGAGGCATGAGGAGATAAACTGCCCGCTGCTGTGGAGCAGGGTTGTCACCACGCATACCCCGGTGTTAGATGGCTCCATCGTCTGAACAACAGCGAGCCCATGCTTCGAGAGCACTGGCTGTACCGTCTTGACCACGGTCGCAAGGTCAGCATAGGTGGATTTGAAGAAGGGATTCTTCGCATCCTTCGGGACGATGCTGAACTCGGACTGAGCAAGGCAGAGAGCTGCCGCAACCTCACCTATACTTTCGGATTGTTTCCACACGGGAGCTCACCCCTCTTCTCAAAGTATTTATACATGGTATCCATCCCGTCATCAGCCTGCATGGAATTCTGCATAGCTATCCACTCGTCCTTGGTCATGCACATCTCCTGCACTTTGCGTTCAAGGTAGGCAACCCTCTCGTTCAGGAGATAGACTTCCATCTTCAGTCTATTCATCTCGTTAGTCTGCATCAGTTTATCTTCCTTTCCGTGTCCATGATTATTACTCCGCGACCCTCCTCGATATACTTGAGGAAGGCCCTGGCCTCCATAGTGGCCTGTGCAAGATCAACCATCTGTCCGACAAGCTCGGGGTTTTCCTCCGTCATCCGCTTTAACTCAGACGCAGTCATATCCTCGTTTGCAATGATGAGCTGGTTACTCAGAATCCTTTTAAGCGCAGACATCCCGTATGTTCCCACCACTCCACCTCCATTAAAATGCCCGGGATATTTCTACCCCGGGCTGAATGCAGCCTGTTTGCTATGGCCTGTAAAGGCACGGGTCCCCCTGGAACCCACAGTAATTGCAGCACCATGAGGGGAGTTCCCCCGGATCAGGTGCGTCGGTTTGACTGGAGATGTAAAAGGCCTTCTCCCTCAGGTTGTCCAACCTCTTCTCATTGTAGTCAACGACATCGACAGGAAGAGGAAAGTCTACGCTGTCTTTGCACAGGGCGATGACCGCCATCTTCCGAATGGACAGACTTCTCGCGTACTCGCCGGCCGAATAGATCGTGAGCTGATCGAGGTACTGAGGGTACTTTGATTCAGTACCAAACTTCTTCCACTGCTTGAAGGCGAAACCATTCATGGTCTTGATATCACCCATGATCCACTCGCCATTCTCACCACAACGGAGGACAATGTCGTGATGTCCCCGGATCTCCACGTTGGAACAGACCGGGATGACCGTCTCTATCTCCGCTTCCTGAGAGCCGGAGTTGTGACGCACCTCCCATGTATCCCATGGAGGCTGAAGGAACTCAACCGCCACAGCCTCAAGGACTGTTCCGATTTTGAACGTGAGCATTGTCTTTCCTGAATGGGGCTCCTCAAGTCTCCGGACGGCTTCATACCAAAGCTTCCGGATGCAGGGGTGTCCGAGGCCGGACGCCCTGAATACGATTGCCATATTAACGCCACCTTCCCAGTAATATGATACTACTCGTTGCTGCCATAATCAATCGGATCCCCCACACTTTTCCTACTCATAACTGCCTTCAGGACACACGCCTGTATATCTTCATACAACCGCTGGAGCTGGTCCAGATCCCTGATGTAGAATGTGAACTCTCCATTCTCACACTCGATTCCGAGGGCGTAGAAGTTTCCGTTGGGATGATATGGGAGATCCGACGGGATATTGAAAAGTGAAACGTTGTACTCCTCCTCATCCCTCGGATGTATACTGCTGTACATATTCATGCCTGAACCTCCTCCTTCTTCTCCACGCACTTGAGGATAGCTGCCCCAAACTGTATGTTCAGGCTGTACATTTCCTCCGGTGAGTTGAAGTATAACGTCACCCTTCCGTAATCGAGGATAAACTCCACTGTATAAAAATCCGTTCCAGCAAGGCAATCCTTATCAAACTTCGTTGCCTTCACCCTGTATGGATTCTTATCATCAGCCTTCCGCATGAAGTTCATGTTCATCATATCGCAACCTCCTCCTTCTTCTGCCTTCCTCTCCATTCCTCAACACGCTTCCGGGCACTGTCACGGTAGGCTGAGTCAATGTACTTGCCGGACACGGAGGCATAGAAGTTCCCATGCTGGTCCGATGATGTGTGAAGGTTCCCCCCAAACTTCAAGAAATCCCCTTCCTGCAATGCGTGAGCTTGAAGGTAATTCTCCGCTTCCTCCGAAGTCACATCGAGAGAAGCCCTGAACCGGACGAGGATGGAGTCCATCCTGCCAGTCTCCTTTCCCTCCGGTGTACGGCGGTGGGCTCCAACGAGAAGGGTGACAACCTTCCCGTACCTGTCCTCCTTCACGCCGTAGTTCTTCAGTACCTGGCACTCAGTTCCCGAGTCTATAGTAAACATATTTCACACTCCTCTCCATACCTCAAATCCGCACACCGGACACCACCAGTGCTGGACGCCATTGGGAAGATACTCCGACTTGAAATACTTATGGCCGCAGCGATGGCAGATCATCACGCGTCCTCAATCATATCTGGAAAGAATTCCTCATACTCATCTGCGGGGAGTTGTGATTCACACCAGAGGAGAGCCTCTTCCTTCGTGACGGGGATGATACCATACCCACCGCAAGTGCCGCCGCCATAGGCAGGACGCCCGTACCGTGAGAGCGGACCGCCTTCTCCTGCGAGAAAGAAATTCCCTCTGGGCGTCATGTACAGCCTCTCGGAGATGTAATGAAAATCTCCGAGATACGCCTTGCTCTCACCTCTGCCTATTTCCATCGCCGTTGCCGTGTCGTACCGCTTGCCTTCGATTACTGCTTTCATTTCCATTCCTCCTTATGTATTCTCAATCCATACGCCGTCAATGTACTCGGCACCGCACTCAGTACATACAACGATGCCCCCTCCCTGCTGTGGGGTAGTGGCCCACGAAACAGGGTGATTGCATTTACAACATCTCCCCGTGTAAATTGCGCACTGGATGCCTACCTGCCCAAGGATCCTCATTTTTTATCTCATCCCTTGTTTTATATTCAGAACAATTATCACATCTCCGCTTCGCCGAAGGGGAGTCAAGCAGCTCCTTCGCTTGACGCACCGAGGGGAAGTGGAACACTCTCGTCATCCGAGACGGAGCTTGCGTGGATGCCGAGGATGTGATCGCTCGCTTTCTGAGCCTGCGCTGAGGCGAGGATGATGAGGTGAGAGTCACCCTCTATCGCCCTCTTCCAGTGCTGGATGTAGGCAGCAGCGTTATCGATAACGCTGTTGTCTATCCTACACATGGAGCAGAGCATTGACGAGCAAAGCTCCGCCACGAGTTCCTCCTTTCCATAGGCGGAATGATCATGTCCTCCCGTAATTCCACGCTTGAGTCTTGACGCATGCCCGGTCGAATGACCGAGCTCATGGAACAGGGTTGAGTAGTACTCTGCCTCCGAGTGGAACGTTTCCTTCGGAGGCAGAGTGACCGAGTCCTCCGATGGACGGTAGCATGCCACAGTCCCCTGATGTCTGATGGAGGGAGGATTCTTGTAGAGGGATACAATCCTCTCAGCCTCAGTAATTGGACTGAAGTCTATAGTCTTCTCGTCATGATGGCGGCGGGGGATTCCTTCACACTGACCGACCTCGAAGACGGTGTAGGATTTCAGCATAGCAAATCCGTTATCCTCGCCCTCTCGTGGCGGAAGGAACTTCCAGAAGATGATGGAGGTTCCCTTCTCCCCCTTCTTCACGTGCCCGCCTGCTGCACGGGCAGCGTTGAACGTGAGGTACTCCCCCGGCTCAAGAAGCCAGGTGTTGATACCCCTATAAGATTTCCCGGTAGTCCATGACGTGGGGAAGGATGGGCCACCAGTCCAAGGCCTGCGCCATGGGGGCACACCCCTCTCCAACATAGAGAGGATGCGCCCAGTGACCTCCTCGTATTTAGTAGTCATCGTCCCACGGTTCCTCCCATAGGGACGGATCCACAAGACGCGTTCCGCCCATATTGTAGACGGCATCGCAGTATGGACAGAATACCGGATCGTAGCGGAATTCAAGCTGAGCTCCACACTTCTCACAATCCCCCTGTGCTGGGATCCATGTTCCATCCTTGGTGTGATGTGATGGTACCCAATTCTTCAACTCACTCACTTCCTACACCTCCTTCATATCAAGGGATTTGGATCTTGTTTCTATCTCCTTATAATCAATACACACCTCGATGGGTGGGGAAAGTCAAGGGATGATTCACCCCCTTGACTTTGCACACACGGCGAGGTAAAGGCGTACAGAAGGATCCCCACTCCGCAAACGTTGTGCGGAGCATGGTCTTCTGTGAAGCGAACACCACCTTGGGAGAAACCATTAACGTGATACGTAAAGGGTTTTCCGTGAAGCGTGAGTATGTAATGAATGCTGCCGCCAATGTGAAACGTAAGAGGTGAGGGCGGAAGAATCATTAATGATGATGAGAAGTATGTAGTGCGGAGCGGGGTTGTGTTATGAGGGAGGCGGACTCCGGCCGCACAGTGGTGGGGCTCTCTGTTGGGTGGATCAATTACCTGACCTCAGGAACTTGATAAAGCCTCGATGAATAGAATAAGGTATGAAGGCATGAGCAGTTTAACGTCATGCTCAGGACGATGGAGCCTATGCTTCGTCGAGGTTGTTAAGCATCAAGCCTAACTGTTCCTCTGCATAGGTTGCTGCTCGAAGAAGGAGCCTTGCATTGCGGACCTCCTTCTCCTGTTCCTTGAGGTATCCGATTTCCTTGCGGACACCAACGAGATATTGCCTTGCCTCCATTGAGGTAAGGCTGTGTATCCAGATGAGAAGTGGAGCTGCCCACTTATCCCTGGGATAGCCAACCTTTGTTGAGATCTTCTTGTCAAGCACCTGATACCAAGCACTGACAATCTGACCGATGGTCGGGGAATCTCCACCAACTGAACGGGGATTGAACCCAACCTTGCGCTGGAGCCCTATACTCAAAGACTCCATAAACTCAGTACGTATCAATACAGAACGGAATGCCGGAGCCTTACCTCCAAGCATTGAGTTCTGGCCATAGACCAGCTTGTCAAGCCAGTCCGCTCCACGATGCGGATCGACCTCATACGGATCATTATCAGGACGATCGAAATGATACCCTCCGTCACTGACATCAATCTCTGAGAGGTCGAGCCCATGAACGAACTCCATTGGATCTTCTGGCGGAAGCCCATATCTCATGCTATCCTTAGAGAACCCAAACTCCGCATCCTTAAACTGTGCCATGATATCCTCCATTCCTCCAGCCCAAGCTGGAATCGTTGAGGACACCATTCACTGCAATGAATGGTGTCCTCTTCCGAGGTACAACATTCACACCATGATGCTCAAAGAGCACCACCTCCTTTCGTTGTTACCAACTCCACGCAGTTCCCGATTACTCAGTCGGCATCATCCTCCTTTGATTGGAACAGCTCCAGCGTCAGCTCATAGAACTTAATGGCTGCAGCCAGAGTCCAAAAGCTCAGTGCTATTCCCATGCAAAAGTAAACAGGATTGTTCATTGCAATTCCTCCTCTCAATCTGTGACAGAATCTGTGACAGTACTTGTGACAGATCCCGTCAACTCCAGTGATACCAATGGTTCACACCCCTCTTCACTCTGTGACAAACATTCTGTGACAATGTGACAGATCTATAGGAAGTCCGAAGGGACAACCTCATACCCCGAGCGGGCTCTATTCAAAGCCCACTCATAGGAAAGCCTCGCATCGATCCATGTCGTGTCCTCAAAGAGGACAACCCCTCCGCCACTGTAACTGGAGAGATTCACCAGCTTCATAACCCATTGCGCTGCAAGGTTCCGTTCCTTCACTACACCGTATCTGCACATCCTTGTCACCCACCTTTCATATTGGTTGACACTCTGCCTTCACACTGACGTGGGAAATACCTTCTTCCCCAACAGCCCTGCTCCACATGGCGCGCCTTTGCTCTATTGGTACATGCCCCAAAGGGGCTTGCTTTTTCACCTCAATCCATGCTATAATTGTGGGCAGTAACCCCTCTAAGGAGGTTTGGAAGTGGCACCAACAACCCTCTTACACTCAATCCCATTGATCCTAAAGACAAGTTGGAATTAGAATGAAATGGTAACAAAATGAGATATGACACGAAGTGTTGGTATCACTAACAAAGTCGGTCTTGAACCTAAGACCACAGTGGAATTGCTACCTACAGCAGATAAGAACAAGGTAAGGAACCTAAAGCAACCCTAGTATTATATACAGAATAGATAAAGACATCCCCACATGGCGTGCCTTTAAGGAAAAAAGAGATAATAAATTAAATGAATTAAATGAACTAAAGTAGGGAAGTAAATGAGAATGATAGATAGATAATAGATAACATATAGATAGATAGATAACAGATAGATAGATAGATAGATAATAAATAAGATAGATAATAGATAACATATAGATAGATAGATAACATATAGATAGATAATAGATAGATAATAAATAAGATAAATAAAATAAGATAAATAAATAATATATAAATACTAGAGAGGGTTTAATAAAACCTCTCTAGTACATACCAAAGATATCTATCTACCTGTTCGGTTAGATAGATATATTGTTATATATATATTGTTTATTTATTTATTTATTTATTTATTTATTTATTTTGATTGAGTTTGTAATTAATTTGTTGTGTGTATTCTTTTTGTTTGGCCATACACTGGGAGGGGGGGGTAGAGCATTGTGTATGTATTATATATAGTAGAGTTTATTTATATCACACTGCTCTGACCCGACAAATATATAAACCACTACTCTGACCCGACAAATATATAACATGACACTTGACTTCTCTGCATACAAGCACTACAATAATACAGTCACAAACTCACTTTACTCCACCTTTCAGGGGTATCTCTACGGGGATACCCCCTTTCTTTTATCCCTTTCTAAAAAAATAAATAAAGGCTGGTGATAACTTTGCCCCGAAGTGGACTGACCCCATGGAAGAAGGGGCAGAGCGGCAATCCTCTTGGAGTAGGGAAGACTGTTGCTGCAGCGATAACCTATGCGAGGAGCAAGACGAAGGAAGCCCTGCAGGTGGCGGAGGAACTCATGTATGACGAGACGGTTCCGCCTCGGGACAGGCTGAAGGCCGTTGAGATTATCCTTGAAAGAGGTCTTGGGAAGGCACCACAGCTCAGCCTCACGGTTGATGCTTCTGACCATGGGGGGACGAAGAAGGCTGTCGCTGATCTGGCGAGGCAGGTCTTTCTCGTATTACAGAGAGGGGGCATTGCGGATGGGGGAGATATTGTGGATACAGAGATCGTTACCCGGGGACAGCTCGGATCCGGAGAAGATGATGGAGAATCCTATGATGATGAAGAAGAATGAGATTCCCTCCGCCATTGCAGTTGGAGGAGTTCTTTATGGAGTTGAATCCTTCGGGGACAAGCGCGAGGATGAAGACTTTACCGGTGAGACCGACTTCGCCAATGCGATGATAAGGGTGGAGAAGAATCTCCCTCCGCAGATAGCCGCCCAGACACTCCTTAGCAGCATTGTCACCTGCATCTTCACTCACTCCGGGATGAACTTCGTTCTCGGAGACAAGGAGGATGCCGTGGCGGAGTGCGTCGCCTATGGAATGCTCGATGTCCTCCGGTGCAATCCATCTCTGATGGAGTATATCTCCAGACTGGATGAATAGATGCTCGCGAAGCCCCCTGCAAATGTAGGGCTGTACAAGGCTCTTGAGAATGCGGAGAAGCCTCCGGATCAGGTTGAACCCGTTCACACTCCGGAGGAGTTGGACGAGGCGAAGGCACTCGCGATCAAGATGCTTGCAGCACAGAGCAGCCTCGTGGAGTTCAGATCGAGGTTTCTTCCGCTCCCGAGAGAGGTTCCCCCCGCATGGTTCCATCATCACTGGTCGGACATCCTCCTGAACGGGAAGAAGAACTTCGTGGCGGAGGGGTTCCGTGAATCCGGAAAGACGTCCCTTGTCATCAAGGGAGCCCCCCTCCACGCGCTGACCTTCCCCACCGAGGAGCGGCGGTATATCGTCTTCCTCCTGACCAATGCCACACTGGCGCAGAAGAGGTTGTCTGAGATTGTGATGGCCTATGAGTCGAATCCCGACCTGAGCAGCAATCTCGTGCGCGTCACGGCATACACTCCCTCCCTCGGAATATATGAGGTTGTGGTAACCGACGGCGAGAAGGATATTCCCATCCGGATCGAGGCATACGGCAAGGGGATGTCCATCCGTGGTTTGTCATGGAATGACCGGCGTCCCGACCTCATCATAATAGATGACCCGCAGGACCTTGACGACGTCACGTCCGATCTCGTGGTGGATAGGGACTGGGACTGGTTCCTCTCCGAGGTGAAGTTCCTCGGAAAGGATGCCCGCATATTCCTCATAGGGAACAACCTTGGGGAGAAGTGCATTGTCGAGCGGTGCATGGAGAATAAGGAGATCCTCGACTTTGATGGTATCCGTGTCCCTGTAGCGGACCCGACCTTCACAAAGGCCGCATGGGAAGAGCGGTTCCCTCTGGACTTCGTCATCCATGAGAGGGACACCTTCGAAAGCATAGGGAAGTCGGATATCTGGTGGAGGGAGCGGATGTGCAAGTCCACGTCCCCCGAGAGCCAGAGGTTCCGGAGATCCCTCTTCAAGTATTACATCCCGTCTGAGATGGCTGGAAAGATCCGCGGGATGACGAAGTTCACGACCACGGACCTTGCTATAGGGGAGACTAAACGCTCCGACTACACTGTCGTCCTGACCATCGCGGTTGACGAGAATGATAACTGGTACATCCTTGATATCGAATACGGCAGATGGAACCCGACACAGACGATGGACGCAATCTTCAGGGCCGTCATCAAATACAACCCCCGCCTCGTTGGGGTGGAGTCAGTGGCTTATCAGGCGGCCCTCACACACTTCCTTGAGCGCGAGATGAGTACAAGGAAGAGGTTCTTCTCCATATATCAGCTCAAGAGCGAGGGGAGAAAGAAGGAACTCCGGATAGAGTCGATACACCCACGTTTCGTGGCCGGGCAGATCTTTTTTCCTGTCGGGGCAGACTTCCTCCCTGAGCTTGAAAACGAACTCCTGTCGTTCCCGAGGGGCGGGCATGACGACCTTATTGATGCCCTCTCGTATCAGGACCAGATAGCCGCAGCCCCTGCTCAGTGGAGCAGCAGTGGCGGTGATGAATATGAAATCCCCATCGCTGGAGGAATGTAGATGAAGCTCTCAAAGAAGGAACGGGCCAGGGTACTGTCGATCACACTGTCCGACATTGAGAAGGCTGATGCCTTCTTCGAGGAGAAGATAGAGCCCATGCTGTCCGCCCGCCATGATGTTTACGTGGCCTCGAAGGAGATGTACGAGAAGAAGTTTCCCAAACTCTCCAAGCAGACCGACATGGTCTCCTACGATATGTGGAGTACGGTTCAATGGGCAAAGGCCCCCATCCTGTCCTCCTTCTTCGGCGGGGACGAGATTGTCACTATCGTGGGGCGAGAAGCTGAGGATGCTCACACGGGCGAGCAGATGAAGAAGCTTATTCATTATCAGATTCTCAAGCAGAATGCCGGGTTCGTGAAGTTCGGACAATGGGTAGAGGATGCCTTCGCCCTTGAACTCGGAGTGATGAAGTGCTACTGGAAGCGAGAGAAGGAGACCGCCGATAAGGAAGAGCTCCTCCCCCTCTACCGGATAGACGAGATGATGCAGGATGATAATATTGAGATTGTTTCCATCGGAGAAGAGGACGAGTTCGGAGACCTTCCCGTGAAGTACAAGGTGTCGAAGATCATAGAGAACCGCCCCGTCATGGAGTTGGTCCGACCTCTTGATATGCGCTGGACCCCGGGGGCGAGGACGCTCTTTGAGGCAGACTTTGTCGCCCAGAGAAAGATCGTCAACGCCGACCACCTCAACCGGATGGCAAAGCAGAAGGTCTATGATCCGAAGGCTGTCGCTCTGGCAGTAGAGTCAGCCGGAGATGTGGTCTACTCTGAAATGGATCTCCGCCTGAACCCCGAGCTCGACGATGATGTTGAGAACGGCGAGTCCGCCCGGGCGCACCTTCCACTGTATGAATGCTACTCGAAGGTGGATATCGACAGTGACGGGATTCTTGAGGACGTCATCATCACCGTGTGCGGCGGAGAGCTGCTCCGCGTGGAGGAGAACCATTACGGAAGGATCCCCTTCTTCGATCTCTCCCCCAACAAGGATCCCTACAAGGTGCTTCCGGACCTTGGATTCTCCGAGGTCATCGGAGAGCTCCAGCATCTCAAGACGGCGATGATCAGACAGGTTGTGGTGAATCTCGCGCTGAACAATGAGCCGAAGAGTTTCGTTGATGATGTGAAAGTAAACATGGACGACCTCACCCAGAACCGGCAGTACGTGCGCGTCCACGGAAATCCGAATCAGGCTGTCTATGCCCAGACGATCCAGCCTATCGCAGCATGGACCATGCCATTCTTCGAATACATCGAGACTCTTCTTGAACAGTGGATAGGCCGGACCAGATACAATCAGGGGCTCGACACACAGTCGCTGAACAAGACAGCCACGGGGATGACCATGATCATGAAGGCGTCTACCCAAAGGCTGGGGCAGATCATTCGGCAGTTTGCCGAGACGGGTATCGGCGATCTCTATCGGTTCCTCATAAAGCTGAACCAGAAGTACATCACTCAGGATCAGGTGATCCGGTTGATGAACGAGCCCATAAGAATATCCCTTGACGACCTTTCTGGAGAGATGGATATCGACGTGAACATCGACATCGGCATCGGAGAGAAGCAGTCGACGATCCAGAACCTTCAGCTCTTCCTTGGGATGCTCTTCCCGCAGGGGCAGGCAATGGGAGTTCTTGACCAGACTCACTGGGCAAAGGCGGCCAGAAAGATCCTGACCGAGTCTGGCGTTCGGGAAGTGGATGAATATGTCCCGTCTCCCGAGCAGGTACAGCAGAAGATGCAGGAGCGGCAGCAGCAGCAGATGATGATGCAGGGTGGCGGAGGACTTCCTCCGGAAATTCAGCAGATGATGGGAGGCGGAGGCGGTGGAGGACAACTGGAAAGAGGCCCTTCCGGACAGGGAGGAGCGGCACAGGGAGGCCCTGCGTCTGGGAGCCCAGGCGGAAGCCTCAAAGGACTTCCTCCAGCACTTGCTGGCATTGCGTCGAGAAACTTTGGTGCATGAAGTCGAGACGGATGAAAATGACGCCGACGCCATGCTGGTCGTGAGCGGCAGATTCAAGGAACTCAATCACCTGCTCAAGCTCGTCGACAGCATGATCTACTCGAAGAAACTTCTCATGGAGGAATCAGAGGATGAATGACGCTGTGGCAAGGGTATTCCTTGATCTTGTGGACGACTACGATAAGTTCATAGCATCACCGCAGGATAAACAACACTTCCATCGGTGGTGTACGGCAAATGCGCCCGTCCTTGCGGCACGGGTCATGACTGAGCTGGGCAAGGTTGACGCCACCCAGAAGGAGGAAAATAATGGATCAGAGCAACCTTCCCGTAAAGGAAGAACTCGTAGAAAAACCGCAGCAGACAACTCCTGAACCTGAACCGGAGGTCGTCGCCGAAGAGCCGGAACTTCAGAGCGAACCTGAGATACCCAAGGAAGAGCCTGAGTATGGATTAACCTCCGATGGGGAGATCATCCATAACGATGGCGAGAGGAAGCCTCCGGTTCAAGAGAAGCAGAAAGACTATACTCCAGAGGAAATAAGGGATATCGGGCTGGACAACCTCGATCCAAAGAGGATCCCCACCGAACTCCTCCCCTTCTACAAGTCCATGCAGGCGGATTACACCCGCAAGACGCAGGCTCTGAAGGAGAAGGAGAAGTCCCTTGCTTCGCAGCCCCAGCAGCCTGTTGAGCAATCTGAACCTCCACAGCCGCAGATGACAGAACAGCAATCGAGAGACCTGTTCTTTCAGGCGGCCAAGGAGAGGGCGGCAGAGATGCTCGGCGTCAAGGCTGACGAGTTCGATGAATACGATGCCCGGCACATGGCATACCTCACTATGGCGTCCCAGGAGCTTTATGGGGTCGCCACCCAGCAGCTCGAAAAGCAGAGGACCATTGAGCGGAAGAAGCAGCAGTACTCGGAACTCCTCTTGAAGGTTCAGAGGGAAGAGCCTTGCTATGACGAGATAAACAATGGTCT